TGATCTTAAGAATGGAGCAACCCTCACATAGAGGATTGATACCCACTCCGCTCTCAGCATATAAATTATTAAGGTTCATGGCGAAACACTACATAGACAACGACAGGTTTGAGGAACTGATCTTATTATACCAGAACGAATCCAAAAAGCACCAAGAAGAACTGTTTTCTTTGTTCGATTTACTAATCCAAAACATTATCAACTCTTATGGATTTGATGTAGATTTAGATGATGCTAAACAAGAGTGCTTTGTGCTTATTCTTAAGACCATAGGAAAGTTCAAACCAGAAAACGGAAAAGCTTTCAATTACTTCACCACAATTATAATGAATAATCTCAGGCTCATCTACACAAAGAATAAAAAATATTTATCCAAACTAGAGGCATATGAGCAACTACTTAGGGACAAATCTAACTAACCGTATCTTCGCATAGCTAACAACGCATACCCGACTATATCTTGATAAGGGTTCTCATCAAATGCGTCTGGGTCATTAGCTATGCGAAAAAGCTTATCTAGTATCCTGGCAATTGTAAGGAGGTCCCCATACTGGTCTACCTCGATACCATTAGGAAACATTTCCTTCAAGCACCTACCACTCCTACCAAAAGAATCCCCATAAGCCTTCTGCTTATCCTCAACAAGCTTCCCCACCATAGACCCTATATCTGAGTAGGTTCTTTCAGAAGCCTTCTTCGTATACTCTCCTTCCATTATTTCTCCAACCCTAATCGTTTATAAATATCAGTTGTGTGACTAGTAATAATAACTCTTTTATCTGCTCCCCTCCCCTCAAGGACAACTAACGAAGGTACAGTCTTAATTCCCCATATAACAAAACTATGTGGAGTATCAAAGGAATTTATAATACTTATAGATCTCTTAGGAGATCTAGATTTTAACTTCTTTAGTAAGGTAGAAGAAACTTCATCCCATACAGAGGTAAACAATATAAACTCTCGGGACCCAGAATACTTCTGATCTTTAATAAGTTTATTAAGTTCGTTTTCTTTTACAATATTCTTATAAAAAGATTTATTCATTTTCTACGACATCGTCTGTGGGCGCATCTTCTTCTATATCAAAAGATACCTCCCCATCCTCTACTTCCATAGCCTCAGCCATCTTCTGTGTAACATTCTGTTCTAAGGTTGTTAAACCTAAGAAGAATATAGACTTAATAAAACTCTCCTCGCCCAGGCCCTCTGGGCAAGTAGCATCTTTAAAATTATTAAAGGCTGCTGCTTCTTCCTGACTCAATTTAAATGTAATCTTCATACGATTCCTATTCCTATGTTGTATTTTAACTTCCCAATCATTCGGGTTTAACACTTCTTTAGATTCTGCTTCTGACATAATCTATAATAGTACCGAAGGAGATAAACATGAAAGATTTATATGATTTAGATAATCTGCGTAAGAAACCTAAGCGTAAGAATAGTAAGGCCAAAGGAGCAGCATTTGAAAGGAAGGTAGCAAAGCTTCTTAATGAACACTTTGAGACCACCGACTTCCAACGAACTCCTGGGTCGGGTGCCTATGCTACCACTCACACCCTCCCAAGTCACCTAAAAATTCACGGAGATTTGATAACTCCTATAGATTTCATCTACACCATCGAGTGTAAGAAAGGTTACAACAACCTGGACCTGTACTCCCTCCTCAATCCAAAATCTAAGATCTACGATTTCATCAAGCAGACAGAAAAAGATGCTGACCAAGCAAATAAATCAGGAATTGTCTTGATGGCTCAGGATCGTCGTGGTATAATAGCTTTAATAAAACAAGATAGCCATATATGTAATCAACTAAACATTAACAAAAAAAGAATAATATATATATTAAATAACTATGCCTTAATAGATTTTAAAGATCTTTTAAGTATAGATAGGTCTTTATTCTTTAATTAAGTGAGTGAACATTAACTGCTGAACTTCTAAGAGCTTGTTCATAAGTTCTTTAGAGGAATATTCTGTGCTATTTAAATCTCTATCAGGAGCGTCCCAATAGCCCTCGTCTGGGGTAAAGGTAGTGTCAACTGTTCCATGTTTAGTATCAAATCCATAGCCTAATCTACTACCATACTCACCTGTTTCGGGATTTCTTTCAGCAAAAGAATATTTAGTCCCAGACCATTTGATATAAGCAGCAGGATCTTTTGAAGCCATAAAAGGATCTAAAACTCTCTTCAATGTTTCATTTCGTTTATGTCTTGCGGTCTGCTTACTGAAGCCATCTGCTACAGTATCCCAAGCATTATTAGTATCAAAGGCTTGTTGAAGTTGAAGCATAGATACGGTATGTTTCCAGCCCTCCCTTACATTAGGGTCTGGGTCACTTAACCCAGTTTTAATACGGTTAAACCAAAGAGACCTCTCCACCTTTAACCTAGCTTGCTTAGTTAGTAGTTGTTCTTGTGGAGAAGATCGTTCTCCACCCTGCACCAAAGATGTTATTTCTTTTTTAGTGAGATCTAACCCAGGGCTCTCTCCTATAGCAGCCCATAGCTCATGACGAACTTGCGCTACTGTTAAAGTTTGCGTGGTAGCGTTATGTATAGAGGCTAATTGCGTATTAGTATCTCTTAAAGATGCTATGTTATCTCTAACTTGTTCAGTATAATCTACTGCTCCTGGAACTAAGGCACCTTGGTCATCACGCTCACCCCTAGTGCCTACTAGACCAAGCATTCCCTCTATCCACTGATGCTGCTGCTGCCCTTCGGGGGTAGTAGTATCTATAGTACCATCCAGATACCCAGTTAAACCATGACCAGATTCCCCTGGTGGAGAGGCTCCTACCATCTGTTCAGCTACAGACTCTAACTTAGCTCCCCCTCCTGTAGCGATCTCATTTTTACCATCGCTAGGGGAACTCCACTTCAAAGTATCATACCCAGTGTAGACTTGTAACTCATCATCGTCTACGCCCCATAAGTCTTTAGCTCTTTCCCATGCAACATATCCTTTTTGTTCCCACTCTTTTTGGGATAGTTTTCCTCTAGGAACACCCTCTCTTATAATATCTTGAAATCTCCTAGGAGTAGCGTCAAATCCCCCTGCTGCTCCCCCCATAAATTTAGAAGCCCTATCCTTACCACTTCCCCCTTCAGCTTCATCTGCTCTATAAAGATATAATTGGTCAGACTTGAATCCAAAAGAACCTCCACCTGTCCCCACCCTTATAATAAAATCTGCGTCTGCTTCTAAAACTTTCTTAGTAACTAATCTTTCTATCTGAGCGAAGAATTCTCTAGTATCTATATCAACACTTTCCTGAGGAGATATTGTCCGTCCTGCTTCTTTGCTTCTTTGGGCCGCCACATCTTTTTCAGAAGTATGGTAAGAATTTTTCCAGGTGTGAAAAGCTTCTAGTAAAGCTTCATACTCTTCAGATAACGCCACCCCCGCATCACGAAGATTAGTTACAGCCCTAATAACCTTGTTAATGTTGTCTCCGTATGTATCTTGTAAAGCATGGTATAACTGGGAAGACTTCTGTGCCCTCTCTTCATCGGAAAATTTAACATTGCGACTTTTAAGGATCTGAATAACAGGAGAGATCTCTTCAGACACCTCGGTTATTACCTTTTGGCTTTTTACTCCCGCATCACTGTGATCGTAGATAACTTTTCTATCTACCTCTGTTATCTGAAAGTCCTCTGGGTTATCAGGGAATTCGTACCCCACCAACTCATTATAATCTTCAAACTGCTTTAGAAAATTATCGTACTCACCAGGAGCAGCCGTGTAATTCACCCCAGTACCATCTCCAGACTCAAAGTATAACTGTTTGTTGCCATACCTATCCGTCACAAAGAATAAATTTTCCTTCATCCACTCTGCATCATCTGGGGACATAGGCTTTCTTATAACTATATCTAATGCTTTAACCATAGTTTGTAACGCACCTAAGGTATGAAGTTCATCAGCTTGAGCTTCCATTATAACTGGATCCTCTCTAGTTCCTAAATTAATATGTCTTTGGCCCTGCGTTCTCATAGTTTTAGCTAATACACCAAAAATAGAAGATGCTTTTTCTGGATCATAGAAACTATCTTGAGGCTTACCATCTCCCCAACCCTTTCTCATTAGTGCAGTAAGCTGGCTTATAACCTCAGGACTATCTTTAAATAGAGAAAGTAAGTGACTTCCCTCTCTACTATTCTGCATATACATGACCCATGGATCTATATTCTCAGCATAGTCTTCAGCATTTGTGCCACCCCTCCAGAAATGCCGCGCAACCATAGTTCTATAGGTTGATGTAGCCTGTGCGCCAACCTTACAGGTGCGATATATAACCATCTCATTAGGTTTAGTTTGCCATACTATCCCCTTACCACACGCAGGAGTCTCCTTAGCTGGCTTTTTATCTCCATTTCCGTTGGTGGTACTTTCTGTACCTGTATCTCCTTGGTCCTGCGCTCCATACGCTATTAATTTCATATCAGGCTCTAAGGGTGCGGTAATAAGTGCGCCATTCCCTCCATCGTTTACTTCGCCCTTTGGCCTTGGCGTTGCCGCAACATCCACACCAGGAAATACTTTAGCCATGTATTCATCAGTCTTCCTTATAACCTCATCTGCGTGTTTGTTGCCATTCTCTCCTCCCCTAGAACGAATAGCACCATAACTAGGTGCCTCTCCCTGCCCCTGAGTATCAATAGATACCCCTTCATCCAAAGTAATACTAAGCTTCCTCTTCTTAAGAAGCGCATAACTAGTAAGTAAGTCGTTGAAAAAATCCATGGTTATATTAGAAGAGCCCAACCCAACCAAAGACAGAGGCTGAGTTGGGCTCTTGGCTTATTTATTATAGTTATTAATTATCCTCGGGTATCTCCTAATTGAATTAAGAAATCATAGCGGAATTTAACAGTAACAGTATCAAATTCATTAACCGAATACGCCTTCTCAGCTTTAGTAAATTCTTTAGGGTAAAGACCTACAAGCTTAACTAAAGAAACTGGCTCCATCTGACCATCTAACTCTAACACTTCAGCAGTAGTCTTAAACTGCCCAGGGTTATCTAGGAAGGTACTGGCAAACTCCCCAGTAAGGGGATCATAAACAGTTTGGAAGTACTTATAAAGTTGCCAACCCGCTTTGGTTCTGAGAAGGTTATCAAAAGTAACTTCCAACTCGCCCATAGAAGGTCTGCCAGGGTAATAAGTAACATCATTAACCCTGCTAACAGGTATGTCTTCCACTTGAACTGACATACCGCCAACTTTCTTGGCAGCTAAGGTAAGAGGCTTGGAGAATCCCAAAGGAACTTCTATCTCTGCTGGGGGGAAGAAGGTTATCTCCCATTGATATGCCCTTATTGATTCAAGATCTTGAGATATGACGGGAAGACCATCATTTTCATTAAGATCTCGGTTAAGGTTATTAGCGTAATAAGATGATCTAGTCATAATTTAATCCTTTATAAGGTTGCCGATTGGTTAGTGAGGTTAAGCTCAAATACAACGATCTCTGCCGTCTTGGTGGGCTTCAGAAGAACTTTACACCACAATTCATTTCTATCTACCCTTACTGGTGTATTGGTGGTCTCATCACAAACAACTTTGTAATCCACCAAGCCCCTTCTACGAGCAATATCATCCAGGAGAGGGTTAACAACATTGATAACTTTCTCCCAAGTAGTAGCATCATTGGGCTCGAAAACAAATCGTCTAGTAGAAGCCAGAAGTTGCTTACGAATAATAATAAGCATTCGTCTAACATTCACTCTATCAAGAGCAGTTGGGTTTCTTTGGGCAGTTCTTTGTCCAAAGATCATGAGACCTTGTTGAGGGAAATTAACAATTGGGTTAACCACATTACCACCACTATACATAGAGTCTCTGTCGCCCTGGTTGACGCTGATTTCCACTTCAGAGGGTTTGGTCAACCTACCTCGTATAACTCCAGCAGGAGCGAACCAGGGCTCTCCTACATCGTCTGTGTATGCCATCTGCCTAATAGCGAAGATGGCAGGATCGTAGTACCTATCTTTTTGGGCAATAACATCAAAGGTCTTAACCCAAGGCCAGTAAATAGCAGCGTAATTGCTTGCGATGGCAGCCGTTCTTTCGTCTGATTGACCATTAGACCAGTCTATTGCTTGTTGAACACTAGTTAATCCTTCGGGAGGAGAAACCACTGCTAAGAAGTTTTGAGAAGTTTCAGCAAGGCTAATAAGAGTACCTTGAACATCTTGGTCTGAATTACCAGCAACACAACCCATTGAAATGTTAAGAGTATCATCATCAAGAGCATAAATCCCAGTCTTATCAGAAGCAGTTCCGATTACTTGAGTTTTGGTTTGGGCACCATTATCACCACCAGCTAACGTATAAGTACCTTCCGTAAACTTGCAGAATCGTGGATTAACTGCTGACGTCCCACCTCCAGCGTCTCCGTCAATAGCTTCCCCAATAAAATTACTACTAAGCTGAGATTGGAAGGTAGGCATAGCAGTTACCCCCGCATCAGATCCTTGGTAAGTAAAGTACCCTTTCACATACTGTGATTTAAGGCTAGTCCCCCCAGTATTAAGAACATCTTCAGCAAAGCTACCAGAAGCAGCTAAGGACATTCTAAATGATTCTTCCGCTGCACCATCTTTATTGATAGAAACATTAGTGTTTATGCCTCCAGTTCTAAGAACCTGTGTAGAGAACCCACTCGTAGTCCCATCAACATTAGCTCCCTCATTATATCCTATTCCTGGGTATAAACTTTGAACCGAATAAGCTAAACTTCTGGTTGCTCCAGTGGAAACTATATCACATCCTGTTACGGAAATAGATGATACTTGATTACCAGAATTTCCAGATACATCAACTGGGCGCAGTGCGGAGAGCCCATCAGTTATCAGTCTAGTAGATGCACCATAGGCAGAAGCAGTAAGAACAACACTAGAACCAGCAAAACCAGCAGCAACCCAACCTTTAGTTTTGCCAGCAGTAGTATCATCAAAGTAAGAACCTACACCCGCACCATCTAAAGAACCACCTACTATACTTTTAATAGCATAAGCTTGAGCAGAGGTTGAACCTATAGAAGTTCCTGCTGGTATATTAAATTGCTTCGGAGTAGGGTAGAAATTAACTCCATCAACATTAACTTGAACATCCAGGTACAGACTTGAGGTAGTCCCATAATCATTAGCACTGAGTTCAAAAGAAGGGCAAGACCCGATAACCACAGTAGAAGAAGCATCTTTAGCACCAGCAGCATCACTACATCTAATGAAATACATGCTGTTAGTGGTTTCTAATATCTCCAAGGACCCTTCCAATGCTTGACCATTAATACTTTCACTAGGGTTACCGAAGACTTGAACAAGACCTTCTTGGCTAGTAATTAAAGTAGCTTTATTGATAGGGCCTTGATTAGCAAACCCAACCATACCTACAACAGAGGGGTTAATGGCTACAGGGTAGTCACTCAAATCCTTCTCTATAACATAAACACCAGGACTTACGAAATTAGCCATATTATATCTCCTTATGCGTTAGTAATTTTTAAAATTCGTCTTTTAGCCAAATTCTTAACAGTATTGGTTAAAGCTGAGTCAGGGACTACAACCTGCTCTCTAGGGGTGATCCAAATACCTTGAGGTCCTTTGGGGGTAGAAAGGATTATCTCTCTACCAGTGTACGAATCATTCTTAATTACTTTCATAACATTCTCCTATTATATTTACCTCTAGACCATACAATAGTGATATTTATTTTTTGGAAATCCATAAATCAGACACTATCTTCTCTATCCTACCAGTGGAGGTAATCTTAAATTGTGGGCTGGGGATATAAGCTTCCACTTCTAAAGCAAAACTCTTACGAAGGACCCTGTCCTCCCTATCGCCAGCAGAGGCACTGCTTTTACTAGTCTCAGACACCAAAAAAGCCTTTATAGCATTACTTATAGGGGTTTTTAGTAAAACACTAGGATTAAATCTTAATCTAAGTGACTGAGATAGCTGATCCAAATCCTCCATATATTTACACCATAAATTTACATTGTATATTAACTTTACAGGAACATCAGCGGAACTTATTATCCTCTCTGCTCTCTGAATATCTTGATTCCACTCACTTCTTTGAATTATCATATCATCAAATCTACGCTTAGATTTATCTTCCTTGACCCCATCCTGATGAATAGTGATAATAGGAAGAATAATATTATCTTCCTGAGATAGTTTAGCTATAGTTCTTTCTGGGTTTCCATGAACAGATTTAACTCTGGTAAGCTGATTTTCACCATCAATAAAATGTAAATTACCAAAAGATACTATTAAAGCTCTAAGAATATCCTTATATACAAAAGGAGATAAGGTAGAATTACTTGTAGCCTCTAATAAATAAGATCTAAATTTAGCTCTAGCAGTCCTTCCCGTACTGCTAGTACTTGTTCCAGAGTACTCCGTGGTAGCATCTAAAACATCCAGTATTTGTTTACCTGTATACACGGATTCTCTTGGGTTAGACATCTAGATACCCCCCTAAATCGTTGGATCTTTCTGGGAGTATTTCATCTACCACCTCTTTAGAGTCACGAAGGAGTCTTGCAGAACAAGCTAGGTGAAACACACCATAAATCTCAAAGCTATCCTCTTGAACCTCAAAGATTTCATACTTTTGAGATTGAAATTTAGGCTCTAGGATATCCCCTGGAATAGGAGAACGAGTTAAAGCTTGTTCTATATAAGACTTATTGAAAATAAACAATTGATCATTGGTAAGTTCTATACCAAATTCAGTTAAGGACTCTTCTAATACAGTAGGGTTATAATGCCCATGAACTAAGATAGGCTCTGTATCTACCACCTTACTTCTAGATTCTCTGTAAACTTCATCATAATCCTCAGATCGTCTAAACTTATAATAAAGTAATTCCGATCCTCCCAACCGTATAATTTCATCATCAACCAAATTAAATAAATTAATATCGTTATTAGTTTGATCAAATAAACTAAGCTTTGTCCCCCCTAAAAGCTCGGGGAGAGGGGGCATAGGTGTAGTTACTTTAAAATTCTTCCCTTTAGCCATTAGTAAGCGGTAAATCTAGGAGGCTGCTCAATCTCAGAAAGAAGTTCCTCTTGAAGCTGTTGTTTTTCGGCATTACCTTCTTGAACAAGGGCCGCACCATTTAATTGAGTCCCTCCCGCAGGACCAGGGATCAAGGAAAATTTACTCCTTATCTCCCCTAATAGGACTTTAGCACAAGCTAAAGTATATTTCTGAATCCAGTTTCTGTAGGCTGGGCCTATTGTATTACTATCAATAGCCTTATACTCCAAAATAACTCTCTCTGGTGTTACAGCAGGGGGTGGATACAGTTGAAGATATTGATTATTAATAATCTCCCACGAACCATCTTGCCCTAAAATCTTTCTAGTCATCTCCATTGTAGATTGAAGAAGGTAGTAATCTCCTATACTAAAGTTATTAAAAAGATAGTTATCCTGGAAATATTTAATAAAAAAGTCAAATTCTAGCGTTCCTGCTTGTGATTGTATACTTAACAAAGATTTTTTGTAAATTACATTATATAAATTATTAAGTACCCAAGGTGGCAACTCGTAGATAGCTATATTAGCCGAAGCATCGAAGACAGCAAATTGTCTAGCCCAATTAGGAGAATGGTAATCTAATTTCGTAACCGCTTCATCTATACAAGTTTTTATTTGATATGGGGTAAGCTCTACTCTTACAATAGGATGACCCATTCTAGCTAATACAAAGCTGTTGATAGTCTCTTCAAAATGATTAAACTCTACAAGATCACCTTCTAAAGTATTATTTAATTTACTAGGATCTATATGGCCTCTGGGCTTATTATCAAGCATATTATTAGAAATAGGCTCTAAAGCACCAGAGTTTCCCCACTGGCTCATTATCGGTTTACCTACTCTTGCCATCACTTACCCCCCTCTTTTTTACCTTGTATTGTTTCTTTTTATCTGTCTTCTTTTTAGGCTCTATTAATTTTAAATGAGGATGTTTTATTTCCTCTACAGACTCAAGAATCTGTTGTGGTCTTATTTCTAAAATATCAGTGGCCGTATATACCAACATCTTAAATCTACAGGTACTTTTATACTTATACATGAATCCTCTACTTTATATAGCATTAAAACAAAAATAGGGCGAGGAGTTTTTCATCCTCGCCCCATGAAATTGTCATTTAGTAATTATTATTACAATAAGTTAGACAGCACCGCCACCAAGGTTAGTTGCCGTAGCAGTCCAATCACCCACAAGGTTAGTAGAACCAACGAATCTAATGATACGATAGAATCTAGACTCAGGGGTAATAGCAGCTTTGCCGTACCGAGTAATTAGACCCTTACGAGGCTGGAAAGTCTCGGGATCAACAATCTTCGGCAGACCCTGGAGAGGAATGTACGGAGCGTACACATAACCAGCGTCCATCGGGCTGTTACCTTTGTAACCCATAAGGATCTCGTCCTCAGGATACAGAGGATCAATATAAAGATCATAGCGACCCATGAACTTACCAACATAAGAAACGCCGTTCTTACTGAAGTTGGTAGGTGCATCGCTGCGATCAATACCACCCTGAAGTTTAGCCGAAGACTCTAATAGAGAACCGACCACAGGGGAGGTAAGCAGCCAGTTACCAGCACCACGCTGAGTAGACTTATAAATATCCTGCGAGGCAATGTTAATCAGAGCCAGCAAGTTAGCATAAGTATCGCCAACATGACGAGGAGCGAAGTTAAGAGCAGAGCTACCCCAGTCCATCAGGAACACATTTCTGCGACTCCCACTAGGATTGGTGGGGAGAGATGCGCCCATGTTATTTTGGAAAGTACCGAACTGAGAATCAGCAACAGAAGCACTACCAAAGTTGTTGGAGTTACCCCAATCCAGGTTACTACGGTTCCAAGGACCAACAGTACTCGTAACATCGTATGCAATCATGCGAATGTCTTCGATAAGTTCACGGTCAATCTCAAGACGAAGCTCAGAACTAAGAAGTTCAGTAAGCTCACGCTCAAGGTCGAGGTTGTGATAAGCCTTAAGGTCTTGAGAAGCCTCAAGAGTCCAAAGGGCTCTCATCTTGCGAGTACGGGCAACAACGGGCTGCTGCTCAATGTGGAAGGTCATGTCAGGAATATTAGTTCCAGACAGGATCTCACCAGCACTCATACTAAAGCCCCAAGTAGATCTACTACCTATAGCGGGGAAATCAGCAATCTGACCACCATAACTACCAGATGGAGAACCAACTCCAGCAGCAAGACCCATATCAGAAAGGTCATAATCACCAGCAGCATCAATACTAGCACTAGCATTATTAATAGCCGATGCTTCCAGACCCAAGTAAGTCAGGTTGTACTTGCTGTACAGCGTCTCATTCGTATCTCCTGTACCACGGTTGGAACCGAGGTAGAAGATCTGAGAAACAGGACCGCTCATGGGCTGAACACCACAAATCTTGTTGGCAATCAGTTCGGGGAAAACTCTCCGAACAAGGGGGAAGGCGAACTTTTGAAAAGTACCCATCGACTGAGTGGTAGTAGCACCACCACCGTCAGAGGGGAAAGCCTCGTCAAGCTTCTCTTCCATAAGACATTTAGCTTGGTTTTCAAGGAGTTGTGCAGTAACTCTTTGCGTATAGTGATCTTCGATATCTTCAAGAACAGGGGACCACTTACCTAAAACATCAGCAGTGGCTCCTGGCTCAATAATCTCATTATCAATCATAGGAGAATTCCTTTAATTATTTGAGTTTGGCATGTAAGCCATAACTTCATCAGTTAAGAACGGATTCCCATCCATAGGTTGGGGGGTAGTGTTCTCTACGGGCGCATCCACATTTTCTGTAATAACAATAGCTCTCTCGGTGGACTCGAAATCACTACCAACTTCTTCCTCCAAGGTCACTATAGACTCTTGAAGGTATTCTTTTTCTTCTATGATAAGAGACATTTTCTCTTCTAAATTAGAAATAACTCTTCCTAAACGAGTATTCTCTCTGATAGTCTCAGAAAGCTCTCTAGCAAGAAGGTCATTATCGTCCTGAACTTTCTCAACATCTTCGTTAATTTGTTCAGTGACATGGTTTAAATCTTCTCTATCAACCTCAAAGGCAAGCACAGTCTTAATATCCTTAAGGGATTGAGCGTCACGATAAATCTCATGGGACTCGGAAAGCTCATCAAGAGCAGCCTCTTGGATAGTATCCATTTGATGACGAAGGAATGCGTGAACTTTATTCGTAAGAACATCCATTTCATCATCAATCCTCTCGGAAATAACATCTTGCATGACCTTTGCAATCTCCGAAATAAGCTCCTCGCTCATTCCTTCAGGCAGTAGGTCTGCGATACTTTTAACATTGTCTGACATAATTAAGTCTCCTATCTGTTTATATGTATACACTCTATATTACTAGAGGTGTTTTTTATTATTTTTTGTTTAGCTACTTGGGTAGAGTACCTGGGGATCTCCTGGAACCAGGACCAGTCTTTCGAATAGTATCTCGTCTATTCATACTACCGTGTCTTTCTGATTGACGAGAAACCGCGCCCCCCTCTTTTGAATCTCGTCTTGATCTAGCCAAACTATCTGTATGAGGTTTATTTCTAAGAGATAAGGCTCTTACTCTGCCATGCATATTTTGTGCCCCTCTCCAACTGTCTCTGTCCATCCTCACATTTCTTACATTTTGGGCTCCTCTAGCTAGTTTTCCCTTCCTCCCCTTACCTGATGTAACTCTCTTAGCATGTTGCTTCCATTTTGGATGCCCACTAGGAAGTTGTTCTAGATCAACCGCTAAAGCATGGGCTTGGCTACCTTCTCCCCCACCTCTTGAAGCTTTATAATCTTGAACTTTTACAGTTTTTCC